CGCCAGGAAACCGAGGTCAACCAGCTCCGCGCCGGTCTTGATCCGCTTTATGCTGCCACCCGGCGCCTTGAAGCCGGGCAAGAGCTGCTGACGCGGGCTTATGCGTCTGGCGCCATCTCGGCCGTGAAATACGAGGCGACACTGGAGCTGCTTCAGACGCAGCACCGGCAGACCACGATGGCAATTGAAATGCAATCGGCGGCGGTTGGCCGTCTGACCACGCGCACTCATGGCGGCGCGGGTGGGATGCAGAACTTCTCTTACCAATTGCAAGACATCTTTACCCAGGTCGGAATGGGTGTGCCTTTGATGATTTCTCTGGGTCAGCAGGCGCCACAAATCCTGTCCGGTTTCGGCGCGGTGGGTGCGATCCTTGGCGTCGTCGCTGCCGGGGCGCTTCCGCTGGCCGCCGCCATCTTTGGGCTTGGCTATGACACTGACAGGACCAAAGACAAGATCCTAACCGCAGAGGATATGATTTCCGAAGCCCTATCCAAGATCGGCGATGCCCAGGCCACTTTGCGCGAAAATTCTGTCAGCAATCTGGACGCGATCAATGACAAATACGGCGAGGTCACCGCCAGCGTTCTTGGGCTGCTCGTCGCGCAAAACGAAGTGGCGGTGGATGACGCCATGACGTCGGTTGGTGAAGGTCTGGCGGCGACCCTGAATGAATTTGGAAATAGCGACATTGGCGCTGCCTTGGAAGAGCGAGCAAGGGCTGTTGAACATTTCCGAAATCGGATCGAACAGAAAGAGATCAAACTGCCGCTTCGCATGGATACCGTCCGTGCCGAGGGCGAGATTGAAGATCTCAGGGAAGCGCTTGAAACTGTCTCGGGCTACGAAAGTATCGCCAAGACGTTCGACGTCGGCGAAGGCAAGCTGGCTCTCTTCGATGTGTTGCGCGTGAAAATTCAGGCTGCGCTGGACGCTGGCAATACAACCGGCTTGCTAGATGCCATCGAGACGATGCGCGCCACCCTTCAAAGGCTTCCAGACGGCCCGCTGCGTGACATGCTGTCGGGCATTGTGTCCAATGAGGACGCATTGCGCCAGGCTTTGCACACGGCAGAACTCAATGAAGAAACCCAGCGCGAAATCGAGCGCCTGCTGACATCGATCGGCGATATTGATATCTCGTCCAATCTTGCCGCCGCCGCCGACCAGGCAAGCCGCATTGCCAATGAACTCAGCCGCGCTGTCACAAATGCCATCGCGCTGGCCAGCCAGGGTGTCGGCGGCCTTGAACGGGCGCGCATCAATTATGAATTCCGCGAGGATCCCCTTGGGCGCGCCGGAGCCCTGGCGGGTGCCGAGTTCGATAGTCGCGCGGATTTGCCTTCCGGGACGGACAGTACAATCCGTAACGTCGTTGAAGCCGAGAGGCGGGAATTTGTCAGCGCCCGTGTCGAGGCAGAACGCTACAATCAGCAACTCGCCGCGTGGCGCAAGACCCAGCGGACCAGCGAGCGCTCTGGCGGCGGCAGCCGTGGTGGCGGCGTAGCCACAGACCGGGATCGCGAACGGATCATCGCCGACATCGAGCGTCAGCTCGACCGGCTTGCCCCGTCCTATGAGCGTGATCTTGAGGCGCTGAACGCCTGGCGTGAACAGGCGCTTGAGGCGCTTGATCCGGTCGCCACCGGGTATGAGGCCTTTGCCACCGACGTCGAGATGATTTTCGAGGAACGTCTCGCCGAGGCCTATCGAAAAGACCTCGAGCGGCGCGAGGATTGGGCGTCCGGGGTCGAGCGCGCGCTTCTGAACATCAATGACGACCTGTTGAGCTGGGCCGATGTCAGCGAGAACATAACGAGCAATTGGCTGGAAGGCGGCGAAGAGGCCTTCGTTCAGTTCGTCAAGACCGGCAAATTCGAAATCGGCGATCTGATCGATTACACAATCGAGCAGTTTGCACGCCTGGCCTATCAGCAAGCGCTTCAGCCCGCCCTGTCCGGGGTGTTTGATTTCCTGTCGGGGATCATCGGTGGAATCATCGCTCCGGGCGGCGCCGGGAATTCCGCCCCGGCAATGACCCATTCCCACGCTGGCAGCACCATCGGAACGGCTGGCGTGCAGCGAAGCTATGGAACGGATGCACCGTTGCGCGCCGATGAGCGGCTAACAGTTACCACGCTGGGGCAGAAGGTTTTCACACCCGAGCAAATCGCCAACGGTGCGACGGTGGTGGACGCGCTGGCCATGGCCGCAAATCAATCGTCGGCGGGTGCCGGGCAAGTCCAGATTTCACAGAAATTCATCGTGGAAAACCGGTCATCAACTCCGGTCCAGGGCGAGATACAGGAGACCGTCGGGCCGGGCGGTCAACGGCAGCACAAGCTGGTTCTGTCCGATGCGGTTGGCGACGCGCTGACCCGGCCCGGAGGCGGCGCCAGGCGCGTGATGAGCAAAACATATGGCGTGCAGCCGACGAGGGTGCGGCGATGACTTTGCCTGCCTGGCCTTCCGGCCTGCCTTGCCCGAAACGGGCAGGCCATCAATCTCAGTTTGATGACCCGCGTTTGAAAAAAGCAGCCGACACCGGCCCGCCTGGCTATCGCCGCCGCTGGTCCAGCGTGGCGCGCAATGTAGCTTTGGCGATCGAAGTGACCAGAGCCGAGAAAGCCATCTTTGATACGTTTCATCAGGTGACCACGCAAATGGGCGCCCTGCCCTTTACCATGGCCGACCCGACCACCGATGGCTGGGCGTTGTTGGATAATGTCGGGAACCCCGTATTGGATGGAAATGACACGCCAATCCTGCTGGCGGCGCAATGGCTCTGCCTCTTTGGTGAAGAGATGCCGCTGGAGACATTTGACGTCGGCCTTTTCCAACTCAGTTTCTCGGTCTGGGTACTGCCGTGAGACGGGTTTCGCTCAATGCGCGTCTTGCCCAGGACGCCGCCAGCACGGACGCGATCGATGTCGCGCTGTTTCACATCGAGCATCCGTCGCTGGATGAACCGATCCGGCTTTCCACCGATCCCGGCGAGCGGATCTCGATGGACCCACTGTCCTATGGCACGCGCTCCAACTGGCTGGGTGCGGATCCGTACACCGAGCCCTATCTGTTCATCCTCGCCTCGGCCGAGTTGCCCGGCGACCAGGACGACGCGCCTGCGGCGGCGGCGCTTGTGCTGGAAAACGTTGACGCGGATCTCGTCGGATTGCTGCGCTCGTTCACCGATCGGCCAACGGTTCACATGGCGGTTGTTCTGGCCTCGAGCCCGGATGTGATCGAGGTGGAGTACCACGGCCTGAAGATCGTCGGCGCCGATGGCAACGCGGGCGAAATCTCGTTGCAGATTTCGCGCGCACCGATTGAGGACGAAGCGGCGCCGATGGACAGCTTCACCAAAGAACGCTTTCCGGGAATGTTCCGATGACCTGGTCGGATCGCTATGTCGGCATCCCCGAGGTCGACTTTGGCCGGGATCGTAGCGGCTGCGACTGTTGGGGCCTGGCCCGCCTGGTCTATGAACATGAGTTGCAAATCATCCTGCCGTCTTATGACGGCGATTATGCCAGCCCCGAGGAAACCGCCGAGGTCTCTGCGCTGATCGAAGGCGCGGAACGCTCTGCCACCTGGCGGCGCATCGAGGGGCCCGCAGACCGCTGCGCCTTCGATATGATGGTCTTTGCCACAGGGCCGTTCAGGTCGCATCTGGGCGTGGCTGCGGTCAACGGATTGATGCTGCACATGGAAGGCTCTGCCCGGCTTGAGGACCCGTTTGCCGGGCGCTGGGGGAAGCGTCTGGCGGGTGTTTATCGCCATGTTAAATCCCCATTTAATGGGGCCTTTAAATGACCGATCTGATCCCGGTTCTGGCCGCCCCGTTGTTCGATCCGGGACAGGCCCGCACGCAGCTAGAGCTGCCCGCAGGGTTGACGGTGGCCGAAATCGTCGCCCAGGCCGTCCCGGGGATGGACAAAGCCCACTGGCACACGTTGCGCGTCACCCTGGTTGCCGACGAGGGCATGTCGGTGGCATTGCAGGCTTATTGGCATGTGCTTCGCCCGCGCCCCGGCGTGCGGGTGGTGATCCGCACCGTGCCGGGAAGAAACGCCCTGCGCTCGGTCCTGCTGGCGGTTGTCTCCGTGGCGGCGGCGGCGCTTGCACCGGGTCTGGTCGGAATCCTTGAACTATCTGGCGGGCTTGCGACATCTCTGGCGACCGCAGCCCTGACCATCGTCGGAACCATGCTGATCAATGCGCTGATCCCGGCCGATGTGCCGGATGATGACCGGGCGCCCAACAGCTATGCGATCGGCGGCTGGCGCAACCAGGCGCGCCGCGGGCAGCCGGTGCCGTTCCCCTGCGGTCTGACACGGTATTCGCCGCCCTTTGCCGCCACGTCCTACACCGAAATCGTGGATGGCAGGCAATATGTCCGGGCGTTGTTCACCTTTGGCTATGGCCCGGTCAAGATCGACGATCCCCGTTTGGGCGACACGCCCCTGTCAGAATTCAACGAGGTCGAGATCGAGACCCGCGAAGGTCGGCCAGGTGACGCCCCGATCACACTCTATCCGCGTCAGGTCCTGGAAGAGCCGGCCAATGTCGAGCTGGTCCGCCCCTTGCCGCGCGACGATGCCGGCGAGATCATCGAAGACGGCGCCGCAATCGAAACTCCCACCGTTCGTTTCACCGCCGGTGATGCAGAGCAGGCCTCGGTCATCTTCGGCTTCCCCGCCGGTCTGTTCAGGATCAACGATGACGGCGACGTGAGAGACACGCGCGTCGATGTTCGCATCGACCAGCGTCCCGAACACGGCACCGTCTGGCAACAGGTCGCATACCTGAAATTCTTCGACGACCGTCGCGAGGCATTCTTTCGGCAATACAGCTGGACGCTGCCGTCGCGCGGGCGCTGGGAACTTCGGATCACCAGAATGACCGACGAAACCACCGACACGCAGATCTCTGATCGGGTCTCGCTGGCGGCGGTGCAATCCATCCGCCCGGAATATCCGCTCAACATCAACAAGCCGCTGGCTCTGGTCGCAATGCGGATCAAGGCGACCTACCAGTTGAGCGGCACGCTTGACGATTTCAACGCCAGAATACAGCGCTACGCCGAGATCTGGGACGGGGTGACCTGGTCCGAAGGTCTGAGCCGCAATCCCGCCAGCGCGTATCTGGCGGCCCTTACCGGCCCGGCCAATCCGTTCCCGGTGGCCGCGTCAGAGATCGATTGGGACATTCTGGCGGACTGGTATGACTGGTGCGCGCTGAAGGGCCTCAAATACGACAAGGTGCATGACCGGGCGCAAAGCCTGGGCGAGATGCTGGCGATGATCTGCGGCGCGGGCCGGGCGACACCGCGCCATGACGGGGTCAAATGGGGCGCGGTCATCGACCGGCCCGACCTGCCTGTCATCGCCCATATCAACCCGCGCAATTCGGCGCAGTTCAGCTGGTCGCACGGCTATTTCGACCCGCCGGACGGGTTCCGCATAACGTTTCTGGATGAGACCAACGGCTATGAACCGGCGGAGCGCATCGTGCCCTGGCCGGGGTTCACCGGTGACATTGACCTGACAGAGACGCTTGAGTTGCCCGGCAAGACCGACCCGGACGAAATCTGGACCCAAGCCCGTCGCCGGATGTATGAGCTGGAGTATCGCGCGACCACCTACACCGCCATTCAGGACGGCGCGGCGCGGATTGCCACCCGTGGCGACCTGGTGAAACTTTCGCATGATGTGCTGGATCGCACGCAACGCGCGGCGCGGGTCAAATCGGTGCAGGGGCCATTCGTCGAACTTGATGAGCTGGTCACGATGGAGGCGGGCACAGATTACGCGCTGGAGTTCAGACAATACCCGGACCCCCAGGATGGTGTCGGGATCTCGACGGTTGTCGCGGTCATCACCACCCCCGGCGAGGTCCGGCTTCTGGAGTGTCAGGGCGACGCGACGATGCCCGAACCGGGCGACATTGTGCATTTTGGTCTGGCTGGCACCGAAAGCCTGGCGCTGCGGGTGAAGGGCATTGAGGCGGGGCAGAATTTCTCGTCGGTTCTGACGCTGGTGGCCTCTGCGCCGGAAATCGACGCCCTGGTCGAGGCCGAGGTGCCGCCCGCCTGGAACGGCCGGGTCGGCGCCGAGATCGCATTGACGTCGGTTGCCCCCGGCGCGGCGCGCATCCTGTCAATCTCCAGCGGCGTTTCGGGCACCGGTGATCCCGACGGATTGCGCGTTCTGGTCGCCGCAGACGGCGCCTCGGCGGTGGCAACGGCGCAGTTCCATGTTCAGCACCGGCTCGACGGCGCGTCTGTCTGGACGACCGAGGTCGTGCCGGCAGCGACCGCCAGCGCGGAAGTCAGTGGGTACAGCGCAGGCGACGCGGTCGAGCTGCAGGTGATCGCCCTGGCCGGTGACGGCACCGCAAGCGATCCGTCGACGCCGGTCGTGCATGTGATTGGCGTGAATGATCCCCCGGTGCCAGGTGCCCTTGATGCTGGATCGATCACCGTC